CTACCTCAGACACTGATAATACCAGTGAATGCTCTGCTAATCAAAAATTACAAGCTCATTTAAGAGAGACCCGTGCCGCAAAAAAACAAGAAGAGACTTTGAAAAAGATGTTTGACCAGTTCAAAAAAGAAATGATGGGAACGGAAAATAAATGTTCTTCTGAAAAGAAAGGAAAGACTTGTGTTAGCAAAAAACAAGAAAAAAGTTTGTTCTAAAAATAAGAAATGTAAAAAACAAAAAATTAATAAAAGTAAATCCAAAAACAAACAAACAAAAACAGAAATACAAAGCGAAACCTAACCAATAGAAAACAATCAAAACCAAAACCAAAAACAGAATCTAAAGCTGATTTGAGTTTAGAAGATAAAACATTTAGTAAATTGAAGCGAATACTATAAATATTTCATTAGGAGAAAATTATGGACCCAAGACAAATCGTAGATTTTGCAGATGAAGATAAAGCCAAAGAAATGCGTATGCATTTTATGCTGCTTTGCAAGACAAAGTAATGGCACATATCGAAGCAAAAAAAATGGAAGTTGCACAGAATATGTTTAATTCACAACCAGATCCTTTGGCAACTGCTGTGGATGAACCAACACCTCAATAACAGGAATAAAACATGGCAAATGTATTTACTCGTCAAATAATTAAAGATACCACAGAACATGCTGTAATTAAATTAACAGCTTCTTTTGATGGTTCAGGACAAGAAGATAATCCAAACCGAATTTCGGCAAATACTTTGTATGGTGCTTTAAATGCCAATACTGTTCCTGGATTACTATCTTCAGGTGGTTCGCCACTACCATATTACGGTTTAAATGTTTATCGTGTTTGGTATGATACAACAAATGGTGCCACAGGAGATGTTGAGTTGTATTGGAACGCAAACCCAGTAGTAACATTAATGTTGTTATCGGGAAATAGCGAGTATGACGGTGCAGGTAACTGGGTTACTATTCCAAATGCAGCCAAAGGAACATCACAATGTAATGGTGATATTGGTATCAGAACACGTGGTATGGTTGCAAACACATCATACACAATAATTATGGAACTGCGTAAAGAAAATGAATATTACCAACGTGGTCAGTTTAATGATCCTGCTGCATTTAACTATCCTCCATACAATTTGCGTCCATAAGGAACCAAAATGAAACTAATTAAAGAAGTTGTAGAAGATGTTAACTATCTTGTCGAGGAAAAAGACGGCAAGAAAACTCTTTATATTGAGGGTCCTTTTCTAGTTGCAGAAGCAGTAAATAGAAATGGTCGTAAATATCTACGTGAAACCATGCAAAAAGAAGTTTCACGTTACACAGACGAATACATTAATAAAAACCGTGCCTTTGGTGAACTGGGACATCCAGACACACCAAGCATTAATTTGGATCGTGTTTCACACCTAAATGTGTCTCTACGTGAAGATGGTGATGTTTGGATAGGCAAAGCAAAAATTCTTGACACACCTATGGGTAACATTGCAAGAAACCTTATCGAAGGTGGTGGCCAGCTTGGCGTATCATCTAGAGGTATGGGATCTCTTAAAAGTGTGAATGGTATTAACATTGTGCAAGACGATTTTCATCTGGCCACAGCGGCAGATATAGTAGCCGATCCTTCTGCGCCTGGAGCTTTTGTTCAAGGCATTATGGAAGGTAAGGAATGGATGCTGGTTGACGGCATTTGGACTGAAGTTCAATTAGAGAAAGCCAAAAAAATTATCAAAGAGGCTTCTCGTAAAGATATTGAAAAAGTAAGTTTACAAATATTCGAAAACTTCATCAAAAAACTTTAATTATAAATATCCAATATAAAAATCAAGGAGATTCTCAACATGTACAAATATTCGAAAACTTCATCAAAAAACTTTAATTATAAATATCCAATATAAAAATCAAGGAGATTCTCAACATGGGAAATAAAAATCTAGCTGATGCCGCTAAAGCAGTTCTGATGAATGAAGGCGCAAAAGAAAATTTTGAAGCTTCAGTTGCTCGTGGCCATAAAGAAGCCGGCACAAAACTACCTACATCTGTTGCTTATGGCATGAAAGATGCTGGTGAAGTTGCTGGTGTCGTTGACAAAAAAGACGATAAAGGCGGTGATTATACCAAAGGTGTTCCAACTGCAACACCACCTGGCGCAACACCACCAGTTGGTTCCGAACCAGCTCACAAGTTGTCTGGTCAACCACAAGAAACACAAGGTGCTGAACACGCTGTGTCTCAAGAAGAACCTACATCATACGAAAACATCCGTGATCGTATCAAGGCTAAATTGGCAAAACAAACAATGAGCCCAAATCCTGGTGCAACATTCCAATCTTATGCTGAAGAAACCGAAGCAGAAGCAGAAGAAGAAGTTGTTGCTGAGGAAAAAGAAGAAAAAGAAGGTCATGAGGACGAAAAAGAAGATAAAGCCATGATCAAGAAAATGATGAAGAAAGAAAAAATGAAGGAAGAAATGCAGTCTGACGTTGATGCACTTCTATCCGGCGAAAATCTTTCTGAAGATTTCAAAGAAAAAGCAACCACCATTTTCGAAGCAGCCGTTGTTGCACGTACACAATCTTTGGTAGAAGAAATCGAAGAAGCAATGGTAGAAGAATTCGAATTGGCTGTTGAAGAAGTTAAAAACGAATTGGCACAAAAGTTGGATGATTACATTGGTTACATGGCCGAAGAATGGGTCAAAGACAACCAATTGGCAATCGAAAAAGGTCTACGTGCTGAAATCGTTGAAGAATTCATTGACGGTTTGAAGAACTTGTTCATGGAACATTACATCGATATTCCAGAAGAAAAAGTTGATGTTGTTGAAGAACTAACAACCAAAGTTGAAGATTTGGAAAACGAATTGAACGAACAAATTCAATCAGCCGTTGAACTACGCAAAGAATTAAACGAACACAAAAAAATCGAGGCTATACATGCAGTATGTGAAGGCCTAACGCAGACTCAGGTGGAAAAAATGAAATCACTCGCAGAGAGTGTGGAGTTTACCACAGACGAAGAATATGCAGATAAACTTGTTACTCTAAGAGCATCATACTTTACAGAGTCAGTAAAACCTGCTTCTACTTCTGCGCTTAACGAAGAAGTTATTGTTGAAGATGAAAAGAAACCTGTTGTTTCTTCTGACCCAACAATCGCTGCTATCGCTTCCGCAATCTCAAAAACATCGGTAAAATAAATAAAACTTACCGAAACTAGAAACTAACAAGGAGAATTTTAAATGTTTCTATCTGAAGAACTACAAAATAAATGGCAACCAGTTTTGGAACATCCAGAACTAGAAGCCATTAAAGATCCATACAAGAAGGCCGTTACTGCTGTTATCCTAGAAAACCAACAGCGTGAAATGGCTTCTGCCGCTCAACAATTGAACGAAACAGCACCAGGCGTTTCTGCTCCTACCAACGTTACAGGCGGTGGTATCCAGAATTTCGACCCAATCTTAATCAGTTTGGTTCGCCGTGCTCTTCCAAACTTGATTGCTTATGATGTTGCTGGCGTTCAGCCAATGACAGGCCCAACAGGTTTGATTTTCGCAATGCGTGCTAAGTACAATGCACAAGGTACTGCCGGTTCAAACGACGGTAACGAAGCATTCTTCAACGAAGCAAACACAATCTTCACCGGTACACGTTCAAGCATCAACCCATTCGGTTTTGCTAACGCTGCATTGGGTGACACATCAACAAACCCAGTTGCATCTTTGACAGCTAACGCTTTCACAACTGGTGTTGGTATGTCTACAGCTACTGCTGAAGCATTGGGTGCTACCGCTGAGACTCCATTCCAACAAATGGCATTCTCAATCGAAAAAGTTACTGTTACTGCTCGTAGCCGTGCTTTGAAGGCTGAGTACTCTCTAGAACTAGCACAAGACTTGAAAGCAATTCATGGTCTTGATGCTGAAACAGAATTGTCAAACATTCTGTCTACAGAAATTCTAGCAGAAATCAACCGTGAAGTTATCCGTACAATCTATACAGTTGCCGTTCCAGGTGCTCAGTATGGTACAACAAACGCTGGTACATTTGACCTAGACACAGACTCAAACGGTCGTTGGTCTGTTGAACGTTTCAAAGGTTTGATTTTCCAAATCGAACGTGATGCTAACGTTATCGCTAAGCAAACTCGTCGTGGTAAAGGTAACGTGATGATCGTATCATCTGACGTTGCTTCTGCTATGGCTATGGCTGGTGTTCTTCAGTATACACCTGCTCTAAGCGCTGACCTACAAGTTGACGATACAGGCAATACATTTGCCGGTTTGTTGCACGGTCGTATCAAGGTTTACATCGATCCATATTTCGGTGGTTACACAAGCAATCAAGAATTGGTTACAATCGGTTATAAGGGTTCTTCTCCTTATGATGCAGGTCTATTCTATTGCCCATACGTTCCTCTACAAATGGTTCGTGCAGTTGACCAGTTCACATTCCAACCAAAAATTGGATTCAAGACTCGTTACGGCATGGTTGCAAACCCATTTGCTGAAGGCACAAACGTTGGCATGGGTGTGTTGAACGCACGTGCTAACAAGTACTATCGTATTTTCGCAGTTCAAAACTTGATGTAATTTACGAAACCACCAAAGAGTGGTACTTACAAGGGGTGCTTCGGCAC